TCTGCCCGGTACTTGCTTTCTAGATTCGTCACCCGCTCCGCCATCCTCTTGTGGCCCTCCCAGTAGTACCAATGGTTATGCCAACCTGGCGGCCTATAGTTTTTACCCCATCTTTTGTTAGCGTACCGCCGTCTAACCCGGCGGATAGTTCGTTTAATCACCCTGCTATAACCCCTTCCAGGTCGTCTTTAAGGTCAGCCACTTCCTGCTCCAACTCCATAACCCTAAGTTCAGCGGCAGCCAGGCGGCCAACAGTAACATCTAACTCCAAATCCAACCTGTCAGCCTCATCCACAGCGGCGTGGAGCCGCCGCACAAGATCGGGTAGACAACCGTGAACACCGGCAGTAAAGTCTGCGTCAGCCTCACCCAGGAATGTTCCGATAAGATATTCTTCCTGCTTAGCGTCCACCGCATACACTTCCCAATACTGGTCAAACGGACCAGTCTCTACCGGCTCCACCTTCCAATACATGTTTTCGGCACCAAAGGTTTGTGCCCACGTCTGTAGCAGGATGTCGAAAAACTCACGGTCATCCATCGTTACGCTCCTTCAACGCCTCAGCCGTCCAACCCCAACAGTTACACACATCACACATCAACACACCGTCGCCCGCATTGGTGGCGATATGCCCGCTGTACGGGCACCAGTAGCTACTCACCATTGGTTTCCATCCACAGTTTCGCAAACATTTCCGCAGCCTCCTTAGATGTGAATGAAGCTAAATCCTGGGCCGTCCAAGGATCGTGTACGCTCCACACAGTTTCCTCAAAAATCTCTAGCGGCTCTTCCTCATACTTATTAGACATCATTCACCTTTCATATATCCGTGGCCCCAGCTGGGTCCGTACACTTCCGATTCAGCTAACACATTGACACCCCTGAATGTGGTGGACATGATATCAGCTATCTTACTGGCACCCCACTGTGCTTTATCCTTAGGTATAGACACCAGTATTTCATCATGGATCGGTAACCTTAAATATGGTGTGAATCCCTGCTCATGCAACCGGATCAAACCACCCGCCGTGATATCCCTAGACGAGGACTGCACCATATAGTTGAGGGCAGCATACGGTCTGTTCTGATCGACCGGCAGCACCCTGCCGGTGGGTGTGGTGATGTAGCCACGCATAGTGGCCTCACGTTGCAGCCGTTTAGACAACTCCTTCACCTTAGGGTATGCAGCCTCAAAACCTGCGATCACCTTCTTAGCTGTAGCTAAATCAATGTCGGCCTGCTCCGCTATGTTCCTGGGTCCGGAACCGTAAACGTAGGCGAAGTTCACCATCTTACCGATCTTCCTAGCCACACCGGAAGCATCAGCGGTGATTTGGTGTAGATCGTCATCATTGCGGAACGCAGCCTGCATGGTTGGGTCACCGGACAACCCTGCCAACACCCGCAGTTCTTGTGCCTGATAGTCGATAGACGCTATCGTCTGACCGGGGTCAGCTATGAAGCACCTCCGGATCACTGCGTCCCCGGCAGGCAGGGTTTGAGCAGGAATCCCGGTAATGGACATTCTTGCCGTCCTCGCCCTCAGCGGATTTATTGATGGGTGGCATCTCCCAGCACCATCCATCTGTGTCAGGAACCCATCCACCCACGTTGTTCTCCATTTCCTCGCCTTCTTAGCCTCGACTACCGCATGTGCAAACTCGTCGCCGTCATCTACCAGACGTTCCAACAGCACCTTATCGACTTTACGTCTGCCGGTAGGTGTTGTCTGTGTGATTTTCACACCCCTGGATTCTAGCACATCAGCAACCTGATCGGTGGAGTTGACATTCTCGCATCCCATCTGGCCTGCCTTCCAATTGAAGTCCAGTTCAGCGCAGTGCAAGGACTCCGACAGGTCACGTGCATATTCTTCATCCAGCAGGAACCCGGTGCGTTCCATCATGGCACACACTTCAGCCAACTTATGCTCATACGATATCAGTTTAACTGACACTGACGGGATGAGTGGCTTCAACTTACCTAACAGTCTAGCGGCTAGGATGGGGTCCATGCCGGCGTACAGCAGGTATTGCGGGTTGTCAAGTTCGACTGTTTTCCAGATTTCACCAACTTTACTTTTGGTGGCGGCAGCCAACTCCTTCATCAAAGTTTTAACCGAATCAGCAACCTTAGTGTCGATGTGCTTACGGGTCAAATCCTCCAACGAATGCCCGGTACCGCCTTCCTCCTTGGAGCGGGGGTCAACCAGGTGCGCCAGAATTTTGGTGTCCACAACCTTAGGCCACAGTTCCTCCATAGGCAACCCGAAACACCGGTCAAACACCTGCAAATCGTAGGCGGCGTTCTGGAAGATCAGACGTTGCACACCCTTCAGTGATCTGACAGCCGCATCCACAAACGCACCGCCATGCTCGACGGGAACAACCCAGGATTCGGTGGCAGTTCCAAACTGAACCAGTCGGCACCTGAAGGTGTCGGAGAAGATATCCAGCCCGGTTGTTTCTGAATCGCATCCCAGTAGGCGTAGGTTAGCTCTAATGAAAGTTTTGAATCCGTCAAGGTCATCCTCCGATTCGACCACGTTGATGGTTACCTGCTCACCGGCAACTAGGTGTGTGAACTGCTTCAAAGGTTTTCCTTTCAGGATAGAGCGGATGGGGGGAGTTTGACCTCCCCCCATCCAGTTGGTTACAGCCAGACCGGCGGCTCTGCTGAACCACGCGGAGGCATATAAGCCTTCCACGTCTTACCGTTCTTACCGACACCCGTCTTATATGTCCAGTCGGGGCCGGGAGGCTCCGGTAGACCAGCGGGAACTTCCTGACCGGGACGCACCGCCGGTGCTGACGGGGTGGCACCACCCAGCGACGTGAAGTGTGAGGCGGCGTTGCGGGTACGGTCCATCAGCTTGGCCAGCACAGAAGCGTTGTCACCGGACAGCTGCTCATACGCATCATTAATGTCTGCGGCATGAATCACGATCCACGGTGCATCAAACCCCGCACCGCCCTTCAGGGTGACGGTAACACCCTCACGGTCACCGGACGGCTCCTTCTTAGGTGCCGCCTTCTTAGGTGCAGCCTTCTTCACAGGCTCATCCACGAAAGGCTCCGGTGCATCCTCATCCGCAGGAATATTTTCAAACGGGTCCATATCGGACAATTTACTTTTCCTTTCCTCGGGGACTCATTCCCCACTTACCTTCATCATAACACATTGATGTTACAATGTCAATCATCGTACCGGACATGCCCCGGTGGTGCAGTTCTCGTCAATACCATCAGCAACCTGCTTAGCAACCGCTGATTCGTACGCCCACAGATCTAGGCGTTCGTACGGTGATTGGGGCATGGAAGCCTCCGGAAATAAAGTGGCCCCCTTAATCCTACCGGCATACGATAGAATTTCACGGCCAATGTGTTCCGCTGTGTACTTGTCGGGATGGAAGTTGGCTGTGTAGGAGACAGCATTGTCTGCCCACAACTCCTGGTACAGGGCTTGGAACCCTAGCATGGCGTGCAACGGCAGATCGTCCGCAGCTTCCACAATATCCTCCGCAACCTCCAAACCAAACAGGTCCTCAACTTCCTGCATCAGGATATCCTTGGTGGGAATCTCCACCACGGCAGTGTTAGGTGCATACAAATCGTCCTCCACCTTATATCCTTGTGCCCTCAAATCCTCCACCTGTTCCAGAGCGTCACCCAGCTTGTTGAACCGGACACGCCGCAGAAAATATTTGGCGAAGATAGGGTGGACACCCTCAGACACACCCGGCATCTTAGCGATAGTACCGGTAGGTGCAATGGTTCGTTTCTTCACCGGCACCGGGATGCGCAGATCGTGGCAGAACTCAATAGCGGCACGGTCAACAGACTTAGCCAACTCCATCAGCATGGCACGGAACTGACGGTCCTTAGGCGCATCAGAGTATTTGACCCCGGTCATAGCAAGATATGATGCTACACCGAAATGCCCTACACCGATACGCCGGTTACGGTCCAGCACTTCCCGACTCTTAGGGTCACTGACCTTGGAGAAGGTTGCCCTGATGAGGAACCTAGTCATCAGTTTGTGTGCCAGAAGCATACTACCGAAATCGACACCATCATTACGTCCACCGACGAACGCAGCCAGATTGACGTGACCCAGGTTGCACGGCTCCCACTCTTGCAAGGTAATCTCACCACAAGGATTGGTGCAAACCACCCGGTTAGGTTCACCTTCATTGGAGTACGATGAATCCCAGAAGCCGGGTTCCCCGTTGTGTAGGGCACCCTCAGCGATAGCGTCCAACACCTTCTTAGCGTGCCACGCTTCACCTTGCCGTGCCTGATACCAGAACCTCTCGTCAACCTCAACACTGATGTTGGTTGTCCAATGGGAACCGGACTTGGCTTTACATTCGATGAACTCCATGATCTGAGGGTCATCCCAATGCATCATAGCCATACGTGCAGACCTACGCACACCACCGGCAACCACACACTGCGCGATACAGTGATCAATCTCCATTGCCGACAAACCATCCAGCTTGTTGACACCATCCGCACGCTTGGACAGAATTTCACTGACCAGGGTGAGCATGTTCGCCAACGGCAGCGGACCTGACGCTGTGCCACCGAAGGTTTTCAGTTTCGCCCCGGCGTGCCGGATGCGGGAGATATCGTACACCCGGTTGAAGTGAACGGTGTCCGGTCGGTAGTGGGTGTCGATCAGATCGGCCAACGCCTCAGCCCAACCCTCACGGGAGTCCTCCACCGGGAACGCACCCGTCCATTCGGAGTCATAGTTTTCCGACAACAAACCAGCGTCCAGCAGGGTATAGTAGTCTGGATGGTCGGTGTCGCAGACAATCTCTACCTTGAGGAAATGTTGGATGGGAGGATATTTAGCCAGGTTGCTGTTGGAGTATGATGCGCCAACCCCACCGCCTTCCATCAGCCGCATGAATGTGAATGCGAAGTGGTCTGCCGGTCGGTCGGTCCATCCTGCCACCCAACAGTTAAACAGATGTTCAGCGTTCTTGACACCGGATGCCCAGATGTGCCGGCCAGCGGGCAGGATTTTAAATTCTTCCATGAACCGGGCTAGGGCTTCCCGCTCACCGGGAAGCTCATACTTTTTATCGACCAGTGCAAGGTTGCCTTCCACCACCCGCTTCACAGTTTCGGGCCAAGTTTCTTTCGTCCCATCCGGCTTAACCCTGCTGTAGGTTCGGTCGTACACCAGTTGTCCGGTTGGCCCAAAGTTAGTCAACGTATTCCTCACATTCGTCACAGTAATTGTCGTACACAGCGAACCCACACATACAGCAGTAATCTACTTCTTCAACAGTGTATTCTTCATCTTCATCCCAGTCAGAGTAGTTCCCTGCTAGGGTTGCATCTTCTGGCGTCATATATTTACCCATTCTCCACCTCCTTTTTGCTCTCACTTACAGTATAGGTGACTTTTTTTGTCAACACGCCCGACTCTCGGGTGTGACTTACACCACAATACATTTCTTGATCCTGCTCAGGCCAGTTCTGTATCAACATCTGTTTCTCATGCGGAAACAGTTCTGGGAATACTTGCGCCCGATAGAACTCTGACGCTGACATGCCGTTGAGCAGCCCGTCCATAATGTTAATCATCTAATTCTTCCACGGGTGCGTCTGCCGCCCACCACCACTGCCCTGGGCGATTACCGTCCCAGCGTGAATGCCATTGTTCTTCTTTCAGGTCAGCGAACATTGCCACTACTGCCGGTACTTGCATCATCCACTCGTATTCTGCCGGTGTCAACCGGTACCTACCTGATGGGCCGAACTCAATAACAGGAGACAGGGCTTCGCCCTTAACTGATTGGCCTACAGACGGCTCGTAGTGCCACTCATCCACAATAGATGGGTGAACATCTAGTAGAAGCAGTGCGGTGTTGCCGGTTTCATCTGAGTGGTTAGCTTGTGGCTTCCGCATTTCGGGGAACACCACGGTTTTGCTGCCGATGTTGTCAACGGTTGATGTTAGATACATCACATTAACTTCATCTGTGAGTGATTTCAGTGCGTAATGTAATTCAAACTGTTCAGCGCCGGGAGGCGGCACATTGCCAAACTCGTAGCGAGAAATCAAAACAGATTTTTGCTCCGCAGAAATGCGATTTAGTGCATAAGGAAGAATGATTTGCAACCATATGTTAGATGGGTTTTCGTCATTTAATTCCTTTAGCCCGGTTTTAATTGACTCTGACGAGTATAAAACTTGGCCTTCTGCAACATTAGCCGCGTGCCGCTGATCGCTCAAAATCTGCCTAGCGTGCAACCTGAACGTCACCATCATTTCAGGGTCAGACAATTTAGCCATTTTATTTTGTGTTTCAGGTCTTTCCAGATACCACACAATCAAATCATGGCACAAATCGTCTAGTGCTTCCGACTGCCGTGTCCACTGACCGGAGAACCATTGAATAAGGGCAGACTTGGCGGCCCTACGGGCTTGCTCATAGACG